AAAACTTCTTCCTGAGTTTGAGGGACGTGGATTTACTGTTTCACAATACATGGTTCCCTCTTATTATTGGTTAGGATGGGGCATCAAAGGATATCGTGAACAATATGCTTATAACTATACTAAACGACTTGTGTGGTCATGATTAAAAAAGTAATTAAAAAAGGAATTAAATACGTCAAGAAAGTGTTTATTCCTAAAAGCGAGTTTATTGAAGAAACTCCTAAAAAACCTGAAAAGAAACAATCGACTTATACAGGAGTTGTTGCCCCTGTTTCTACTCCTTTTGATTCTTGGTTTTCTAAACCTGTAAAGAGTGAAAAGGTTGTTGCTTATGAAAAGCACGTTGCTCAAAAAATTGAAGAGCAAAAGATTATTGAAGCAGCACAACCTAAGAAAGAACCAGAAGATATTCATCAACAGATGTATGAGCGTGTCACTAAGTATTGGGGTACTTGGAAGGAAGAACTTCCTGGTGGTTCTGAAAACTTTCAATCTGGTCCTGGTGCTTGGAACTCTGGTACTGGTATGGGGCAGTTCAAATGACAGAAGATTGGAGATACTCTGACGATAGAATGAAACTTCGTGAGCAAGCACTTAACTTGTTGCTAACAAGGTTTGGTGGTGAGTTGCAAGAGAATGGAGAACCAGTATACTCAAATCAATCGATCTATGAGTGTGCTCACGACTGGGTATCTCAAGGAAATGTAGGTACTAGCGGATTAGTTAAATACTACAAAGCGTATTACACATCATGAGAAATGCTATTATTGCTGGTTTACTTTTTGGACTAGCACATGGAATGAGTGTTCCCGTTAATGCTGAGGAACAAAAACTCAAAAAAGGATTTTATAGTATGGATTCTTTGGGTTGCATGATCGTTCAAGAATGCACCAAAGATGTCCGACGAATCCAGAGTATCGACGATATTCGTAAAGAGTTTCCTGATTCTGATTTTGATCTTATTGCTGACGAGTTTGACTCGATGCTGGTATCCCTTGATAAGGTCGGAGTTATGGTTTTTCTAGGTGACGAAAGGTATTTCCCTCCTGGTCATCGTGGTGTTTATCATACCGTATCTAATAACTTTTATTTGAATGATGCTTTTATGCACCGTCAAGGTGTATTGATGTCTGTGATGCGTCACGAAGGTTGGCACGCTGCACAAGATTGTATGGCTGGTACTATCGAGAATAGTATGATTGCTATTATCAAACCAGAAGAAGAAGTTCCTGATCTCTGGCGTGAGATGGCTGAACGTACCTATCCTGCGTCTGCTGTTCCCTGGGAAGCAGAAGCAGGATGGGCAGGTAGAACAGAAGGTATGACCGCAAAAGCATTGACTGCCTGTGCCGAAGGTAAGATGTGGGAAGTATATCAACCTACACCACTAACTGAGAAGTGGTTGCGGGAAGAAGGATTTATGGACTAAATACAAGAGCCTTGCTCTTGTTAAATGTCAGAAGAAGTAAAAGAATCGAAAGAACAAGAAAAGAAAAAAGGATTTTTTGGTAAAGTAAAAGATGCTGCTACTGACCATGAAAGTCAGTTAGAAGCAATTAGCACTATGGTCAGACTTGGTATTCTTGTTTGGTCTGGTGGTATTTTGACTCTTGCTTATATCAAACTACCTGCTGCTTTTGGTATTCCGGAGCAAAAACTTGATCCTACTTTCATCGCATCCGTGTTCACCGGAGTTCTAGCTACATTTGGTGTCCAGACTGCAAAGAAATCTGGTGATGGTACAATGAAGATGGGTGCTGCTGGTGGTGTATCCAAAGCAGACTTAGAAAAACTCATTGCTGCTGCCGCACAAACCGCACCTGCTCAAACTATTCGTATTGAGCAAGCACCAATTCAAATCGCAACTGCTCCTAAGAAAGACGGAGAACCACCTGTAATGCCTACGGTATAGTAAAATGTTACTCTTAACCATGTTTATTGTTGGTCACATGGAAATCGGTGATGGTGTATGCCGAACTGATTTAATGATGATTGATAAACCAATCGCAATTGAATATCCTTGTGAATATTATTCTGAATTGAAAGATTTAGATAAGAAATTGCAAAATTGGTAAAATGAAACTCAATTTAAAGTCACCCCAACCACCTAAAATGCCTAGTATTCCTAAGGTTTCTTTTAGGTGGACTGCTCTTTCTTTGGGAGCACTATTTGGGGTGGCTCATTTGGGTATTCTTGGACACTTGATAAGTAGGGATAAACTTCCAGTTATTAATCTTCCAGTTGGAGATTATACTGCATATCAGGTAGAAGCATCTAAAGAAGGATATCGTATTCAGTATCGTGCTAACTCTCCTCATGTAATGGGTAAAGATAAGGTTATTGTGAAGAAGAATGGATTCTTTGGTATTGGTGGAGACACTAAGATAGTTCAACAGGAACAGTACACCATGGACGGAGCAACTCATCTCCGAGGTGGTGAAGTGGGAAAGTTGACTGCTCAAAACCTAGAATGCATCAAGGCGGAAGGTGGTGGAGAATCAACGGGAAGAATAGTCGGTGCTAGTGTGGGTGCCGCTGCTGCTCCTTGGTTCACTAGCATTCCTTATATTGGATGGGTTGCTGCTGGATGGGTAGCAATGTTTGGTCAAGAAAAGGGTGCTGAAATTGGAGGAGAAATTGCTACTGCGGTGAAGGATTGTGAATGATATAAATGATCCAGTCTGGTCTGTGATTATTCTTTTATGTTGCGGACTCGCATTTACGGCATATTGTGTGATATATATCTTACGCCTCGCATTTCAGGAGATGGAAGAGGATGTCCAAACGACTCAAAGCAAAGAAGAAGGGCAAACAGTCCAAACAGTTCTCGGGGAATGCGACAGCGAAGAAAGCTAAAAACGGGGGTAAGAAGTAATGGGGGCAATGACACCACCAAGTCGGAAGAGTTGTTATAACTTCCGAGTTGTAGAAATAAATAGGGTTGTAGATGGAGATACATTGGATGTCACTATTGACTTGGGTTTCGATCTTTATAAGAAAGAAAGGGTCAGAGTTGCAGGAGTCGATACGCCAGAGAAACGAACACGCGATCTCGAAGAGAAGGCACTTGGTTATGACGCAACCAACTGGCTCAAAGACAAACTCGATGGTGCTATCTCTGGTGATGATGATCTCATT